CCATTTAAGACTCCTTAAAAAGTTATTTGTTTGTGCCAAAGGAGACTTGCGATTTGCGCTCTGCAAACAGAGGCATACGCGCATCACTTTGACGCAAGAAAGTGCTGTCTACGGATTCCATTTGAACTTTATTTTGATCAGAGTAATATTTATCACGCTGATCCATAAATTCTTTTGGAATTCGACACAACAGTAGGCCGCCAATTTCAATATTGCCTTTGAATCGGCCTTCTTGATTAGCGTGGATCATCAGTTCAGGATAGTCTGCCGCTTTGCAGGGCTCATATCCTTCGCGCAGTTTTCCGGAAATGTTGCTTGGATCGGCTGTTCCCAAGGTACTAATGCGAATATAGCGATGCGCCCAGCCTGGTCTTTCGTCCGGCTCAGGCAGAGTCTCAGGTGGCCGCCACATTGCTGGGCGAACGTCCTGCGCTCGTGTCTCTAATTCGCGTGATTCTCTTTTCTGTTCAGCCATTTTGATTCTCCAGTCTTCTCATTTCCAACGCATATTGCTCCGGTGTCAAACCCAGCTTTTTGGCTAGTTGTATTTGTCGCGTTTGCAGCTTTATTTTGTTTGAAGCTGTTGTTCGCACTGCCGGTGCTACGACTGTTGACGGTTTTGTGCGTACAGTCTCTTGCCTTTTTTCAGGCACCGCGTCCTCAAATTCTTCTGGGAAGCGTCTACGCACTGTTTTGTCGAGTGCGTTGTAATATTCGTCAGAACCAATCTCGTAGCCTTTGTCCTTTAGGTCTTCGTGAACTCCTAAAGCCGTGGCTGTCATGACCTTGTCCCTGCCAAACCATTGATTGCGCTCTTGCCACGCATTCGCCTTTTGATCGGGTCTAGGTACTGATTGATACTGCTCAGGTTGGGGTTGTACAACACTTTCGGGCTCTTGTAAAGCCTGTGGTTTGTAGCTTTTTGCCCTCATTAAGCGCATATTGGCCTCTTGCATGGCCTGCTGCGCCTCAACAATCTTGTCGGAATCACCCATATCATGGGCTTCTTTCAACTGATTTTGCGCCATTTTCAGCTCCAAAGAAGCTGAAGTAGTCACAGATTCAACGTACTCCTTCTCGCCACTCGTGATGAGCTGGCGCATACGACTGTTTTCTGTAGACAGTTTCTTGGCGTAGGCAATAGCCTCCTGCTGTTCACGCAAGGCAGCTTCTTTTTCTCGCCGTTCGTCGTGATAAACCTTTTTGGCTTGTTTCAGCCGGAGCTGAACCTGTTCGTCATATTGATCAAGATCATCTTTGTCTAGGTCTTCAACAATATGCTTTGGCATCGGCTGACGGCCACGATCCTCTTCAGGCGTGTCGTCTTCGATTTCAATTTCAATTTCAGGCTGCTGTTTGCTTTCAACCTGGTCGTCTTGCTCAAGTTCGTCTGGAAACTTGTATCCTGCCATTTGGGGCTCCTGGTTATGCGCGGATGATGCCGCGCGGGTCTTCTACGGTTGCTTCAACAGAATCGTCATTGATGATTCTGAATTCACGGCCATGGATTTTGAGTCGCGTACCTGAGTTGGGACGCACAACAATGAAATCACCTTCTGCGCAGGATGGCCCGCCCGGAAAACGTTTCTCGTCTTTGTACGCATCAGGCCCAAGTTTGACAACAAAAAGGACTGGCGTTAACACTTCCTCGTAGTGCATGGTCTGACCTGATTTGATCAATCCGCCTTCATACTCTTCCTCGGCATCTGGAACCACGCAGAGTAAATGAAAGGTTTTTGGATCAGGAAGTTGTTTGGCTTTTTTATCAGCCGTGTCAGGCAAAACAGATACTGGGCCGTTTGGGTCTAGTGTCTGGCCTATAAGGATTTCACTCATCGTCGGATTGCTCCATGGTTTGTTTCAGGTCTAGGATAAAACCACGCGCCACGAGCAGACCCTTGATCTCGCCACACGTTCCTTTGTACTCTTCAAAGCTTGCTGCGCGTCCTGAAGCTACAGCTATTTGAAGGTACTCAGCTCTTTCGTCTATGTTTTTGATCAAGACGTTTAATGCATCCATCATTCACCTTTTGTCGGGTTTGGTTGCTTGGGTGTGGCCTCTCTGTCTTTGTCAGATTGGCTCACATTAATGCTATGTTGCAACGCCGTCTTCAAACCATCAGCCATCAGCGTTTTGCTTTGCTTGGCGCGGTCATTCTGAAGTGATGCAACATGCTTTAAGGTATCGGCTTTCATGCGGGTTGTTTCAAGCTGGCGGTTGTTTTGCATTTCCGCCGCTTTGCCCAACGCAGATGTCTTAATCTGTGCCTGTGCCGTTTGCGTTTGTGCGGCAATCCGCTCACGCTCAATTTGTAATTGGGCCTGTCGCAGTTGCGCATCAGTCGCATCCTTCTGTGATTTGCGCTGCTGTTCGGCCTGTTTGATGGCCAATTCTTGCTGTTGCAATTGAACCATCGGGTCTTGAGCTTGCTGTTGAGCTTGCTGTTGAGCAACTTGCGATTGGTTCTGACTGAGCAGACGTTGAGCCGCCTGAGCCAACAGCGGTGCAAGCCTAGCTTCGACTTCCGGACTCATATTGATATCTTCTCCGGCATCATCTTTCTGAGGAGGAAGAGACATGCCAAGTTGCATCTCTATCTGCTTGCGGTATTCAAAGCCAATATGCTCGTTGATGTGAGCCATCATGGATGCTTGAATCTGTTGCGCCATCGGGTTGCCCTGCATGAGCTGCATGATTTTTGGATCTTGCATGGCTGACATGTGGACAGTGATGTGAGCTTGATGGTCCTGGTACAAAAATGCCTTGAGCGGCTTACCTGTCAGAGCATTTTGGTTTTCACTCACAGGATCAGATGGCTTTTGGTCTTCTTCCAGCGGAATCAGTTTCTTGGAATCTTTGATGCCAAGAGCTTCAAGCATTTGTCTGTGCAGGAAAGGCATGTTGTACAACTGAGGCATCGTCTGAGCCAGTTGCAATACAGCTTGATACTGCACAATCTTCTGCGCCATGGTAGACGCATTCGGATCGCTGACTGGAATGACTTCGACCATGTCGTAGTCAGACTGTTTGGCCAAGCGACTGCCCTGTATCGGGTCATAGTCGTAATCATCCGGAGTGTCATCGCGAATGATTTCTTTGAGCAATTGCAGCTCTTGCTTCATAGCTGCATGGATGCGCGCTTGGATAGCTGACATGATCTTCAGTGTGCGCTCAAGCATGGCCAGCGTGGTGCCGACCGGAGCTTGAGAAGACATATCGCTTATTTGCAAGTCTGCTGCATTTGCAAATCTGCGGCCATCTTCAACAATCTGATTTAAGAGTGCAAGCAAAGTTTGGCTTGGCTCTTTGTACGGCAGCGTCATCAAGTTATCTTTGATGGTGCCGCTAGGTACATCTACGTCACGGAATTCGCCCGGAGCAATCGGCGTATCATCACCCTTTACACGCAAGCCGCGAGCTTTAAAACCACCAGGCAAGTTTGACAATGAGCCTGCATCTACAAGCTGGCGCAGTAAAGATGTGCCAGATTTTGCAAATGCTCCAACCAAATGGATCAGGCCGAATGCATAGAAACCAAAGCCAGGGATGTAGGGGTAGTGAACAAAGTGATCTCGCTTCTTGTAATGGTCATCGCCTTCTTTCCAATTGCGGCGGATGGCCAATATCTTTCCACTAGATTTGTCGATGGTGACTATATAAGGAATGGCAATTTCTGTTGGCTCGCCATCTTCATCTGTGTGTTCGTAACCTTTTAAATCAAGGTCAACGCTCATTTCCAGAATCTTGTATCGGTCATCAGTTGTTGCTCTAAAGCCAAGCTTCTCGGCAATTTTCTTTTCGACTTCATCAAGCGATGTATCCGGATCACCCAGATCAATGTCTGCCCAGAATCCTGATACTTGCAAGCGGCGCACTTCATTCTCTGTCTTGCGCATGATGTGCGTAGTACGAGGTGAAGATTGCAAATTCGATGCGCCATACGGCACAACAAAATCCTCGGCTGGTACATACATAGATACCTGGCGGCCAAGGTGCGGGTCGTAATAGACTTTCTTGAAAGCGTTGCCGGCAAGGCCCAAGCCCCACAGCATGCGCTCATGTTCAGTACGGTACTCAGTCATCACATCAGTGAGCTGGTAGTTCATGTCATCTTGCACGCGGGCTGATGCTGCTTTCTTTTCCGGAGTCTCGCGGCCAATGATCTGAGTCTTGACCGGCCCAGATGCAGGGAATGTAGACATCATGGTTTCTGACTGGAACTTCACCAATGCTTCGGCCAGCAGTGGGTGATATACACCGCAAGCACCTTCCCATGGTTCTGACCGATTTTCTATTTTCAGGCCAAGCAGTTCAAGGCCATCAACATAGGTTTGCATCCAGTCTTTTCTTGAAGAAACATCTTCTTCAAAGTCTGACATAAGCTCGCTGGACAAACTTTGCAGGGTATCGTCGTCAATACTTTCTGCAAGGTTTTCGCCAAACTCTTCACTGGGCGACTCAAGACCTTCATCTTCTTCATCCATTTCCATTTCAGGATCGACAATTTCAATTTCAACTGAATGAAGACTTGCAAGTCCTTGCGGTGCTTCGTATAAACTTTTTTCGATGCTCATGTTGTTTCCTTAAATTAATTTGTTGTTGCCAGCATTTTCTATATAACCACCATTTGCAAAGCCAAGATATTTTTTTACTTTGTCCATCATTCCTGGCTCAGGTATGCGCGTGTACGGAGGCAAATCTTTCGAGTCTAAGCGCGTTTGGCGCAAGCCAGTAACTGCGTTATATGCCTCTCTTACATTCTGATCGCTAAACATTGTTTTGCGAAGCTCTGGGTCTTTAGTTAAATCCACATTTAATGCTGACTCTGCGCCGGCAAGCGTTGCAAATATTTCGTGCAAACCTAATTTACCTTTTTTATCAATGAATCCTGGAGTCATGTACCCATCTTCAATGCCATATTTTTCTTTTAGGTACGGTAATGAATCTTTTAATCCGCTTAAAAATTGAGGAACTGTTGATTGCCATTTTGGATCGCCAACCATATCGGCAAATTTATCGCGCGTTTCTGTTGTGAATCCGGCATTTCGGCGGGAAAGTAAATGCTCAATTTCATGAGCGGTTGCTTGCGGGCCAGCTTTTGGCTCCATAAAAATATTTGGCTGCATGCCTCTATTTTTATTTTCATCGGCAATTAGGTTTGATGAAAGAACAAAACCTCTGGCGTTTGAATCTGTTAAATAAGGCATATCGCGAACAACCAAGCCAGGAATGCCGGCTTGCGTATATGGCATAAATCCTGAAGGTTTTCTAATTGATGTTGCGCCCTCATAAGACGGAGCCCCAACTTCCTTTAACCAAGACCGCGTGGTGTCATCGTATTCATTTTTTGGCATAACGTGTCCTTAAATAAGTTTCCAACTACCGCTACTGTAACTGCCCGGCATCTTTATTGAGCCGCCTTTTTTTCTTAAAATTGGATTGTCAAGTGATGGCGATTGGCCGGGCTTCATTCCACCTTCTGGGCTAAAAGGCATTGCCTTTCCAGCTCCGCCACCTCTAGATGGCCTTGGATGTACTTCGCTTATTTTGTTACCAAAATGCACGCCTCTGCCAGATGAGCCAACCGGACTTTTGCTGTCCCAAATTTCCACCGGAGTCAATCCTACTTTTGGACGAGACTCATACTGGGCTTCGTGTATTACTGTGCCGGCTTTTCTTGGCCCAAAATCTTCTGCAAATTTTAAAGCAGCCCTACCTGTTGGTTTGCCGTCTTTTAGTACCGGCTCAAGTCTTGTGTGTGAATCTGGATTTTTAAACTCAGCCAGCCTGTCAACATCTTGAGGGGCCATAAAAATAGTTTTTCCGGAGCGCGGTTGTATTCCTTCTGTTTTGTCTGTATGTCCTTCGCCGCTTCTATTTCGCACAGTAGTGTCATCTGCAAACTGCGCATATGTTGATCCTGCGCCTTCAGGTTGGTTTGGCCTTTGCGTCCGGAAAACAGATTCCATATTATCTGTTCCATGTGTTGTACTAAATAACGGATCATATTCAGCCATATCAATCCTTAATAATATGAATGTGATTTACGGTACCTGACGCGGTCTTCTTTTTCGTCAGTGTCCAATCTTAAAAACCCGCCCTGCCGGAAGCGAATCAACGCCTGAGTGCTTGAGTCAACATAGTCATCGTGCGCGCCGTTTGGAAATATCGCCATCTCTTCTATCACTTCATCAGCCCATCTGGTGTCCGGAGCCCATACTTTACCCGACTTAAACAAATCAGTCACGGAATTCAATCGCACAAACTTATCGTTACCACGGCTCGGCGTGAACTCACTCACCACAATACCCATCCTGCGCAACTCAAATATCAACGGCAGCCCAGAAGCCTTTGCTTCAACTACAAACGCATCAGGCTCCCATTCCAAATACATCCGGTGCGCCGTTTCTTTCAATTCCGGAAACTCCATCCGCTTTTTATATCCATCCAGCAAGATCACATTCACATCCATGGGGTCTTCATTCATGTAAAAAACACCCCAAGTCGTGCAAGCCGAATAGTCATTCCTCTCACCCTTTGTGAAAGCCGTATCCCAGCTTTGGATTACAAACTCACATGCTGGGGCCCGGTCTGGTTTCCATCTTTTCCACCACTCCCGCTTAATAATCGCACCCTCTTCGCCAGTCGGACTCTGCTGATACTGGGCATTCCACTTTGTCGCCGGCAACTCCTCGCGCAACGCTTCAAGTTCTTCCAGCGACCAGAATTCTGGCCAAAGCGGCTTTCCACTCGGCAAAATGGCAGGCAGCTCAATCACCTCCCAGTCTTCACCCTTTTCCCTTTTTATTGCATCCTGTACAACCCGGCCAGTTAAATCCGACTGACCCCATCTTGTCATAACGATCACAATTGCCCCGCCTGGTTGCAGACGTTGACGGGGCCCGGATGTGTACCACTCATATAC